AAGCACGTCAAGAAACAAACAGCAATTCAAATCCAGTTTATAGTAAATGGCAAAAGATTGCTGGAATCAAGAAATAAAGACTAACAATATTTAAGGAGAAAAAAATGACTTTATTAAAGAAATTAACTGAAGGCATTGTAGATCGCGACCTCTCCAAAGAAGGTGCTGCTCTACGTGCTAAGTGGGAAGATACTGGTCTTCTCGAAGGTCTTGATAGCGAGACAACCAAAAATGGTATGGCTGTTCTATTAGAGAACCAAGCCAAGCAATTATTAAAAGAAGCTTCCTCAATGGCAGCTGGCGATGTAGAAGGTTTTGCTGCTGTAGCATTCCCAATTGTACGTCGTGTATTCGGTGCTCTTATTGCTAACGATCTAGTATCAGTTCAGCCAATGAGTTTACCATCCGGTCTAATCTTCTTCCTAGACTTCGTTCATAGCGACCAAGGTCCAAAAGTTCTAGGTGCCGAAGCAGGTGATTCATTATATGGTGGTGCTAAAGTTGCTAGTGCTATCACTGGTGGTGTTGATTTAACACAAGCTGGTGGTGCAGAAAAATCTTTCTATGCACTCAACAACGGTATGTCTTCACCAACCGGTTCAGCTACTGTAGATGCTGCTGATACAGCTGTTCTCGCTGCTGAGTCAGGTGAAGTTGGTTCAGGCGATCTTAATATTGACAAAGCTGTACGTTTCGATCCAGATCTTCCATCTGGTTCATGGGTACAGGTAGTAACAGTACCAGTTGCTTCATTAGAAGCTGGTGGTGAACTAAAACTAAATCGTAGTGATTTAGTAGCCGTAAGATTAAGTGAAGCACAAGCAGCTGCTCTTACTAGCGGTTCATTGGTACGTCGTCTAACTCAGAAAGCTGCTGATGCTGCTGGTAACCCAGCTGTTGGTGACAAATATACACATCTTAAGCTAGTATTCCTTGCCAATAGTGCTGCTGCCCACGCTGGTCTTGGTACTCAGGTTAATGGTGCTCTAGAACTAGAATTCCCAGTTGACGATAACCTCGATAACGGTTCCGCTCTCGGTGCTGTAAAGGGTGTTCAGCAGTGGACATTTGAAAATGAGCAGGATCTACCAGAACTCGATATCAAGATTGATTCAGTTGCTGTAACTGCTAAGACCAAGAAACTCAAGGTCAAGTGGACACCAGAACTCGGTCAAGATCTCAATGCATATCATAACCTCGATGCCGAAGTAGAACTCACCTCTATTATGAGTGAGCAGATTGCTCTCGAAATCGACCGTGAAATCCTTGAAGATCTTATCAAGGGTGCTACTGCTGGTACCTTCTACTGGTCACGTCGTCCAGGTAAATTCGTTGAGCGTGCTACTGGCGCTGCTATCGACCAGTCAACTGGTGTAGCTGACTTCACTGGTAACGTTTCAATGTGGTACGAGACTCTTCTCGAAACCGTTAATGATGTATCAGCTCAGATCCATCGCAAGACTCTTCGTGGTGGTGCCAACTTCCTCGTCTGCGGACCAGAAGTTGCTGCTGTCCTCGAAATGACTGCTGGATTCCGTGCTAAAGTTGCTCCAGATGATGCAACTGGTTCAGCTGGTGCTGTAAACGTTGGTAGCATTTCCAAGAAATGGGATGTATATGTTGACCCATATTTCCCACGTAATGTTATCCTCGTAGGTCGTCGTGGTGCTCAGTTCCTCGAAAGCGGATATGTATATGCACCATATGTACCACTACAGGTCACTCCAACCATCTTTGGTATCGAAGACTTCGTACCACGTAAAGGTGTCATGACCCGTTACGCTAAGAAGATGGTACGCCCAGACATGTACGGCCTCGTTGTTGTACAAGATCTCTTAGGCTAATATTAGCTTAGAGTTTGTCTAGAAGTAAAGCCTCCCTCGTGGGGGCTTTACTTTTTTGGGAACTATTTATAAATGATATAGGTTACTATTTAGTATATTAAAGAGGTATAAATGAATGTCGTATCCGACCCTGACACCATTAAGTCAAACAAGTGCAATTGTATTACCAATTACCGGTAACATATCTCTCGTTCCACTTCAATTACCTTTCGGTGTTTATTCGACGGATGCTGACTTCTTAACTGGTGCAGTTGATCAAGTATCGTTTACCTATAAGATGCTTGGTGGTGACGTACTTGATATCGAATTAACAGAGTATAATGTATATTCAGCTTATGAGACAGCTGTATTGGAATACTCTTATATTCTTAATCTTCATCAAGCCAAGAATGTTCTTCCTAGTGTACTAGGTAATGCTACTGCTTCTTTTGATAGTGATGGCGAAGTAAAAAGCGGTACAAGCATTACAACGAAGTATCCCTCGTTCGACATAGGGTACGTTAAACAAATCTCTACAAGGGCATCTGAGGAAGCCAACGTAGGTGGAAATCTCCAACACTATAAAGCTTATATCGATGTTGTTGAGGGACAGCAGGATTATAATATTCAGGAGATTGTATATAATCAGTCTTTAGATGTTTCTTCGTCATTTTATGGCCTTGTTGAAGGTAAGAAATTAAGCGTAAGAAAAGTATATTACAAAACACCTCGTGCAATGTGGCGCTTCTACGGTTACTATGGTGGATTAAATAGTGTAGGTAATCTTTCTACATATGGTCAGTACACAGATGATAGTACATTTGAAGTTGTACCTGCATGGCAGAATAAACTTCAGGCGATGAACTATGAAGATAATATTCATACACGTATTTCACACTATTCATATGACATAAGAAATAATATTCTTCGTTTATTCCCTTATCCTGAAGCAGAAATCTCAAAGTTCTGGATAGAGTTTACTATCCCAGGGAATTCATATGATGATGCTATAACCGGTTCTGCTCCTATTAATAGCCAGAAGAATGGTATTAATAATATGAATACAGTGCCACTAGCAAATATACCGTATGGTAATATAAACTCTATTGGTAAGCAATGGATTCGTCGTTATGCTCTTGCTGTAGCAAAAGAAATGCTAGGACAAGTCAGAAGTAAATTCTCTACGGTACCAATTCCAGGTGAGAGTATTAATCTTAACGGAGGAGACTTGTTAAGTCAAGCAAAAGATGAGCAGAACGCCTTGAAAGATGAACTAAAAACCATCTTGGCTGATCTAACATATGATAAACTCGCAGAAATGACAGCGGGAATGTCTGAGAATGCAACAAAAGTTCTTGAGAAGTTCCCATTAAATATATTTGTAGGATAATATAAAGTATGGCAGAGAAATGGGAAAGACCAGCACAACCACCTCCACCACTCTTTCTTGGAAAGAAGGAGCGTGACTATGCTAAACAGGTCAACGATGAAATAGTAGAACGTGTTGTTGGTCAAACAATACTATATTATCCAATTGATTTAAATAGTACTAATTTTCATCCCATATATGGAGAGAGTATTGTAAAAAACTTTTTACCACCAGTAAGAGTTTATGCTCTTGTAAAATGGGAAGGAAATGAAACATCTACTGCAAACTTTGGTCTGGATATTCAGACAAAAATAACTGTTAATTTTCATCGTAGAAGATTAACAGAGGATCAAGATTTGTATGTACGCGAAGGCGACTTCGTTCTTTATGCCGATCAATACTTTGAAATTGTTAAATTAATTGAACCAAAGTTATTATTTGGTCAGCAAGAACATAAATTTGAAATTACAGCACAGTGTATTAATGCTCGTCAGGGTCTATTTCCAGAAATAAATACGGAGGGAGAATAATGTTTAGATTAAAAACAGGTGAGGCTCCCCCTATTATTGATGATGGCACTGGTGCCGCTGGATTTGGTATTCTCGTAATAGATGCTAGTGATGGTTCTGCTCAATTAGACTTATTTTTAGACTTAATAGATAATCCGTGTAACTACAAGGGTCGTGTTGTTTATATAACAGCTCTTGGACCAACTCCTAGACCAGACCCATTTGTATTCGCAAATAAATTTTATTTTAATGAAAATTGTGAATGGTTTGAGTCACCATTTGCTTTTAGTGGTATGTTATAATGACACATATAAAAGAAAAAAGTGATTTACCATTTGAGCCATCTACAATAGAAAATGTAGATATGGCTGTCTACAATTGGGTAAATGATATCTTAAATTTGCATACCGAAACAAATAAGGGTTGGAAAAAAACTCCTGTTATATGGGTAACTGGCGAGAGATCTTGGCAGATTAAAAATAACAGAGATCTGAGAGATTCTAGTAATAATTTTATATTACCTGTAATAACAGTTGAAAGAACCGAGATGAACAAAGATCCTCAAAAGAAAGGTAAATATTGGGGAGATGTAAGACCTTTTAACGATGAAAAGGGCGGCTCGATTGCAATTCAAAGTGTTATCAAACAAGACAAAACAAATAATTTTGCCAATGCTGACTCTAAAAGATTGACTGGTCAGCCCAACTTCAAACGAGAAAACAAAAAAGTTGTTTATCAAACAAAATTTGTTCCAATGGTTGTATATGTCAACATGACTTATGTTATTGATATCAAAACCGAATATCAGCAACAAATGAACGACTTAGTTCAGCCATTCATAACATTACCAGGAGCAGTAAATTATTTAATATTAAAAAATAATGGTCATCGCTACGAGGCTTTTATTGATGGTAATTTTTCACAAAAGAATAATATAAATGATTTACAACAAAACGAAAGGCTTTTTAATACACAAATTACTATAAAAGTATTGGCTCATTTACGTGGTGCTACTGCTAACGATAATCAGCCAAAAATTGCACTAAGAGAAAATATTGTTGAAGTAAAATTCCCAAGGGAATATGTTATATTAGGAGAAGATCCAAAAGCAGGTTTAGCCATTAATGGTCTTGCCGATGCATTTGGTAACTACATTCTAACAAGTGACGGTAAATATATATTAATAGAATAACAAAAACTATAAGAATATTGTCATTTTGCGTAAACAAGCTACTATTTATTAGAGAAACTATTTTAGTTAATCCATCTGTGAGGAGAATATAGAATGCCAGCTAAGAAATTCCGCTTTGTATCACCAGGCGTACAAATTAAAGAAATCGACCGTTCACAATTACCAAGAGGACCACTACCAATCGGTCCTGTAGTTATTGGTAGAACCCTTCGTGGTCCAGGTATGGTACCAGTTACCGTTGCCAGCTACGATGAATTTGTTGAAAAATTTGGTGCTCCTGACCGTGGTGTTGGATCAACTGATGTTTGGAGAAACGGCAATACAACTGCCCCACTATATGCATCATATGCTGCTGAAGCATGGTTAAAAAATTCATCTCCTCTAACAATGGTACGCTTAATGGGTACTCAAGATCCAGATGCTACTGATGCCGGCGTAGCTGGATGGAAAACTAAATATGCAAACGCTACTGGTTCACTTAGTGATAATGGTGGTGCTTTTGGTTTATTTGTTCTTCCATCCGGTTCTTATACAACTGGCTCTCTTGCTGCTATCATATATCTCAACGAAGGTGGTGTTGAACTAGTAGGTAATGCCCCAGGTGGTTCTGCTGTATCTGGTTCAAGCAGATTGCAAATACTGGTGGTGATTATGAGTTCCGCTTGAAAATTTTAAAAGCAGATGGCTCTCTTGCTGAAGATACAGCTGTAAACTTTAATCCAGGTTCTGCTAAATATATCCGTAAAGCACTAAACACAAATCCAACCGTAACCAATGGTGATATCACAACCACTCCAAAAAATTATTGGTTAGGCGAAACATTCGAATCATTCCTTTCACAAACAGTAACCAACGAAGATGGAAATTACTTTGCATTTATTGGTGCCCTAGAATCAGGTTCTGGTGCTAACTTTGTTAACCTAGCAGATATGGAAGGCGTACAAGCACAACCAGGAAAAACTGGCTGGGTAATTTCACAACATCTCAGTGCTCTAACTTCCAGCTATTACGCTGAAAACATGACCAAACTTTTCCGTTTTGTAGCCAGCGAAGGTCTTGGTGGTGATTGGGAACAAAACAATCTCAAGATTTCTATTCTTGATATCAAAGCTCCTGTCAATGAATTCCAGAAGTATGGCACATTCACTGTAGCCGTAAGAAAGGCCGAAGATCTAGATGCTAATCCACAATTCGTAGAAGTATTTACAAATTGTACACTAGATCCTGCTTCACCAAACTATATTGCTGCTAAGATTGGTGACAGATATCTAGAGTGGGATTCTGATGAAAAACGTCACAGAGAATTTGGTGATTATCCAAATCTATCACGTTATATTCGTGTAGAAATGAATGACGCTGTTGCTCAAGGTGATACAGACCCAGAATTACTACCATTCGGTTTCTTTGGTCCTCCAAGAATCTCTGCTATATCATTTACTGATGCTACTGCTAGTGTTGGTTCATTCGTAAGTTTAGGTTCTGGTAGCATTCCTCTCGCTCCAGCTGGACTTGCCGATAGAGCACTAGAGATTGGTACTATACCAACAGGTAGTTTCAATCCAACGATTCTCTTCCCAACAATGAAGACTCTAGTTAGCGCTTCTCAAGCTGCCGTTGTTGACCAGACTCAAGCTTACTTCGGTGTTGTACCAAATGCTGGTGCTGTTGGTTCACCACAATCAAGACTCGACGAGGATTATAGAGATTTGGCTCGTGCAAAACCACTAGGACTAGGTTCTTATGATGCCGGTTCTGGTCAAGAAGCTAGCTTTGTATTCTCACTAGATGATGTTATTGTAACTTCTTCTACTGGTGTTGGTCCATATAGTGTATGGGCCGCCGGCTCACGTAAGGGTGGAACCTCCAAAACAGCTAGTGGTTCAGTATCATATGAAAATATTCTAAATGCTGGTCACAATCGCTTTACTATGCCACTATTTGGTGGTACAGATGGTCTAGATATCACTGAGCGTGAACCATTCCGCAATACATTCCTAGAGGCTACTGGCCAGACAACCAGAACAACGAACTACGCTCTTAATACTCTTTTCAGAGCAGTTGAAAGTGTAAAAGATCCAGAAGTTCTTAATATGAACCTTCTAGTTCTTCCTGGTATTACTAATGCTGGCGTAACTAAGTTTGCTCTAGATGTCTGCGAAGGTCGTGGTGATGCACTAGCAATTATTGACCTTAAGGGTGGATATCAGCCAGCTGCCGAATCTAAGTCAGCTGAATCTTTGAGATTAGGTAGTGTTACTACAACTGTCAATACTCTCAAACAACGTGCTCTTAACTCCAGCTATGGCTGTGCCTACTATCCATGGGTTAAGGTACTAGACAGTGAATCAGGCGCTCCATTATGGATGCCACCATCTGTTGTAGCACTCGGCACAATGGCTTCTAGCCAAGAGCGTACTGAAGTATGGTTTGCTCCAGCAGGATTTAATCGTGGTGGACTATCACTAGGTTCTTCTGGACTAAGTGTTATTGGTGTAAGAGAAAAACTCTCTGCTAAACAACGCGATGCTCTATATGAAGTAAATGTTAATCCAATTGCTTCATTCCCAAGCGAAGGTATTGTTATCTTTGGTCAAAAGACTCTACAGGTAACACCTTCTGCTCTCGACAGAATTAACGTAAGAAGACTTGTTATCTTCTTGAAGAAACAGCTCTCTATACTCGCTTCTGGGCTTCTCTTTGAACCAAATGTGCAGAACACATGGGATAGATTCAAGCGTCCAGCTACATCGATTCTAGAAAGCGTCAAGAATGGTTTTGGTATCAGCGACTACAAGCTAGTACTAGATTCTACCACTACCACTCCAGAAGAAATTGATAGAAATATGATGTATGCTAAACTCTTTATCAAGCCAGTCTATGCTATCGAGTTTATCGGTATCGACTTTATCATTACCAACACTGGAGCTTCTTTCGAGGATCTATAAAAAATAATTTGATATACTATTTACTAATGTTATTACAGGAGACAAACACAAATGGCATTCTGGACTGAAAATAATTTTGAACCAAAACGTGCGTTCCGATTTAAACTAAATTTAGGATACGGTAGTGAAAACGTGAGTATTCCCTACTTCTATCTAAAAAGTGCAACCAAGCCGGTTTTGGATATTAGCTCAAAGGAACACATGGTTGGTGGCCGTGTTTTTAACTTCCCAGGTATTCCAAAATGGGCTGATGTTAATCTAGAGTTTGTCGATGATGTCAATAATACTGTAATAAGAAAATTAGTAGATGTTATTCAAGCTTCAAATTATAAAGATATGCTTGATGGAGTTGGTAGTGATTTTACAGCTAATGATCTTAAGTTTATCTCTAAGTCTAAGTTAACAAATAACCTAACTAATGCTTTTAGTTCGCAAGCTCAGACAAATGGTAGACAGGTATCATTTAGTATAGAACAGCTAAACGCAGAGGGTGACGTTGTTGAAGCTTGGGATCTATATAACCCAATTATTATCAAACTGGAGCAAGACAGCTTAGATTATAGCAAAGAAGATTTAAGTATTTATAAACTCACTGTTAAATACGATTGGGCTAAATTTAGAAACATAGCACAAGCTGGTGGCTAATAGTGAGGTATAGCTTTGCCATTCTGGACCGATAATAATTTTGAACCGAAACAGGATCATCAATTTAAGATAATCTTCAGTATCGCTTCATATAATTATGAAATAGGATGGCATTATATAATGTCTTGTGATAAACCATCTTATCAGATTGGTGAAAAATCTTATAAATTAATTAATACACAATTAAAATATCCAACAAATATGACTTGGTCCGATATCAACATAGAACTAGTTGATACCACTGATAATCGTGTTC